TTCGAGAGAAGCGGCGGCGGGCGGGTGTCCGGGCCGGGCGTCGCCGAGGCGTCTCGCAAGGCGGCCGGGAAAGCGCCCGGCAAGGCGGCCGCGCCTGCCGATGATGCGGCCGAGGGCATGCCCAACACCTGGTTTTCGGCGGCGCAGATGAGCCGGGAGGCGGCGCGGGCGCTGTTCGACTATCGGCCCGACGGCCGGCTCTACTGGCGCGACCTCGTGGGGCGGCGGCGGCCGGAGGCGGGCGGCGAGCTCTATCGCAAGCGGCTCGATGCCGGGCCGATCTGGACCATCCAGGGCGGCAGCCGGGCCAGCGTCACCCGCTACATGCGCCGCTATCTCGTGTGGAACTGGCACTTCGGCGGCACCGACCGGGTGCTGCTGCCCAGGAACGGCGACACGCTGGACGACCGCATCGAGAACATCCGCCTGGGGGCGCGGCTCGCGGGGTTCCAGCCGGCGGAGGCGGTGGCGGTACCGGTGGCCGTGCCGGCGGCGGAGACGGGCGTCGCCTGTCCGTGCTGCGGCGCGCCGGCGCCGGTTCTGTCGCCCAACCTGATCGCCCGCGCCTACGAGCTGCCGCCGCAGCAGGAGGCGATCCTCGCCCGCGTCTGGCAGGGCAAGGGCAAGCCGGTGACCGGCGAGGCGATCATCGGCGAGATGTATGCCGACGATTTCGACGGCGGGCCGGAATACGAGACGGCGCGCAAGTATTTCAAGACGCAGCTCTGTCTGCTCAGGAAGCGCATCGAGGGATCGGGCGTCCGGATCGAGGCGGCCGGCTATCAGCGCGGCTTCCGGCTGGTGCTGGGCGAGCATGGCGGCAAACCGGAGGCGGCTAGGGTGGCCGGCGAGACGGGGGAGGGGTGATCCGTGCCGCGCAGGGTGAACGAGGGTGACGAGCGTGAGGCGGTGGATGCCGGCTGGCTGCTCCGGCGGCTGGTCGACGAGGCGAGCGCCGACATCGCCGACCTCTACGACGGCGAGGGTCAGTTGAAGCCGATCGCCGAGTGGCCGGAGGTTTGGCGGTGCGGCCTCGTGCAGGGCGTGGAGATCGAGGAGCGGTTCGAGGGGCGCGGCAATGCGCGCGAGCAGGTGGGGTTCGTCAAGAAGGTGCGGCTCAGCGATCGGCTGAAGCGGCTGGAGCTGATCGGCAAGCACATCGGGGTGAAGGCGTTCGAGGAGACCGTGCGGGTGAAGGGGCTGGAGGGATTGGGCGAGAGGCTGGCCCGGGCGGCGAAGCGGTTGGCGGAGGATGGGGAATGAAGGGGATGGGATTTATGGGAGACCTATATCGGCCGATCGCCCCTTTCTGCCCGAGGTCCCCCGCCTTCGCGGAGGATGACAGGATTATATATAGGGATGACAAGCGGTTAGGTGGTCGCCCCATTCCATCAAGCTGTCATCCCCGCGCAGGCGGGTACCTCGGGAAGGTGGAGCGAGGGGGGAGTATCGGGCTGCCTTGGTTCGGGGAGTCCTATATGGGCCGGGTGCCCCTTTCTGCCCGAGGTCCCCGCCTTCGCGGGGATGACAGAATTATATGTAGCGAAAACAAACGGATGGATGATCGCCCCTTCCTATCGCGCGGGCATCTGAGGCGCGAGGAGCAGGGGCGCCTTACGCTTTCTCCAGAGCGCGCGGATGGTGGGGTGAGCGAGCGGCTATGTGGCCGTTTCTTCTCTCCCTCAAGCTGTCATCCCCGCGCAGACGGGGACCTCGGGACGGTGGAGCGAGGGGGGAGTATCGGGCTGCCTTGGTTCCGGGAATCCTATATGGGCCGCCCGCTCCGTTCTGCCCGAGGTCCCCGCCTGCGCGGGGATGACAGTAAAATATATAGGGGTGACAAGCGGTTAGGTGAGCGCGCCTTTTCATCAAGCTGTCATCCCCGCGCAGGCGGGGACCTCGGGACAGTGGAGCGAGGGGGGAGTATCGGGCGGCTCTTTGCATTCCTCGGCACCGATATGGGCCAGTTTTCGCGCGCTCCAATGCTTGCGTTCATGAGAGTGTTCGCGGCGCTATGTGGCTGTTTCCCCTCTATATTTAGCTGTCATCCTGCGCGAAGGCGCAGGACCTCGGGCAGGATGGGGCGAGGGGCAGATATAGGGCGGCTCTTTGCCGTGGGGGATGGTGAGGGAGCGCGATATCGGCCGGGTGTCCCTTCCGGCCCGAGGTCCTGCGCCTTCGCGAAGGATGACAGCTTGATAGTGAGGTCCTGCGTCTGCGCGCAGGATGACAATTTATCTATACGAAACAAAGTTATATGGCGTCGGAGGGCCTTCGCATGACCGCCCGGCCCGACCCCAACGAGGAGATCATACGGCTGGCCGCCGCGTGCCGGTTCGATCCGGATCGCTGGTCGCTGGCGGCCTGGGACTGGGGCGAGGGGGATCTCGCCGCTCACCCTGGCCCGCGCCAGTGGCAGCGGGACATCAATCGGCAGATCCGCGACCATCTGGCCGATCCGGCCAGGCGCTTCACGCCGCTCAGGATCGCCGTCGCTTCCGGCCATGGCATCGGCAAGTCGGCGGAGATGGGCATGCTCTCCAACTGGGCGATGTCCTGCTGGGCGGATTGCCGCATCGTCATCACCGCCAACACGCGGCCGCAGATGCAGACCAAGACGGCGCCGGAGGTCGGGCTGTGGTTTCGCCGCGCCGTGACGGCGCACTGGTTCGACATGCAGGCGCAGTCGATCCGCTGCCGCGACCCCAAACGCGGCGATAGCTGGCGGCTCGATTTCGTCACCTGGTCGGAGCACAACACCGAGGCCTTCGCCGGCCTGCACAACCAGGGCCGCATCATCCTCTTGCTGTTCGACGAGGCCTCGGCGATCGCCGACAAGGTGTGGGAGGTGGCCGAGGGCGCGCTGACCGACGAGGAGACGGTGATCATCTGGGTGGCCTTCGGCAACCCGACGCGCAACGGCGGCCGCTTCCGCGAATGCTTCCGCAAGTTCCGCCACCGCTGGCAGACGCGGCACATCGACAGCCGCTCCGTCGAGGGCACCAACCGGGTCTACCTGCAATCGATCGTCGACGATGCCGGCGGCGAGGACAGTGACGTGGCGCGCTACCGGGTGCGCGGCGAGTTCCCCAGCCAGTCGCCGATGCAGTTCATCGCCGAGGCCGACGTCGAGGCGGCGCGGGCGCGCCATCTCCGGCCCGAGCAATATGGCTTCGCGCCCAGGATCATCGGCGTCGACCCGGCCTGGACCGGCGCCGATGCGGTGGAGATCGTGCTGCGCCAGGGGCTGATGGTCAAAAGCCTCCTGAGCCTGCCGCGCAACGACAACGACGTCGAGGTGGCGGGCCTGATCGCCCGGCTGGAGGACGACGAAGGGGCGGACGCGGTGTTCGTCGACGCCGGCTACGGCACCGGCATCGTCAGCGCCGGCCGCACCATGGGCCGCAACTGGCGGCTGGTCTGGTTCGCCGGCAAGCCGGTCGACCCCGGCTATCTCAACAAGCGGGCGGAGATGTGGGGCACGGTGAAGCGCTGGCTGAAGGACGGCGGCGCCCTCGATCCCGACGACCGGACGCTATCGGCCGACCTGATCGGCCCGGAAACCGTGCCGCGGCTCGACGGCAAGATCCAGCTCGAAAGCAAGGCCGACATGAAGGCGCGCGGCATTCCCTCGCCCAACCGGGCCGACGCGCTGGCCCTGACCTTCGCCGAGCCGGTGGTCAAACGCGGGCCGGGACAGGCCGGAAACCTCAAACGCCTTATGGACGAACGGTACGATCCACATGCGGGGCTTTGACCATGTGCCTTTCCTCGTCCACTCCCAAGGTGGAGCAATACAAGACTTCGGCGCAATCGCAGGAGCCGGATAACGGCGCCATCCAGACCTCGGCGGCGCGGCGGGCGACCGACAAGCTCAGGGCCGGCGCCTCCACCATCCTGACCGGCGCCAACGGCGTCCTGCAGGATGCCTCGACCCAGAAATCCGTTTTGCTGGGGGTGTAAATTCTACTCCGGTGGCCATCCGACGCGACTTTCTGCGCTTCCGGTGCTCACGGACCTGAACGTCCGCTCCGCTCCGGTTCTCGAAAGCCACGCCAGCTGACTCACCGGAGCGAATTTCCCAAACGGCCCCCAAACGGCCATTGAATATTCTCAGGGGAAGCGTTCCGCCATGCCGGAAAAACGCAATAACGAAACGCAGGTCCAGTATCACCGCCGCCGGGCCGAGGAGCTGAAGCGGGTCCGCCAGCCGTGGGAATCCACCTGGAGCGGCCTTGCCGATTTCATCGCGCCGCACCGGCTGCGGCTCGAGGCGGCCGACGAGCGGGCGATTTCGAGGAAGCGCATCCTCGACCCCTCCGGCACCTTCGCCTGGCGGACGCTGGCCTCCGGCATGCACTCGGGCCTGACCTCGCCGGCCCGGCCGTGGTTCCGCTTCGCCACCGCCGATCCGGAACTGCGCGAATGGGGGCCGGTGAAGCTGTGGGTGGACGAGGTGGAGAGCATCGAGCGGCGGATGTTCCAGCGCTCGAACATCTACACCGCCTTCCACGAGGGCTATGGCGACATCGGCCTGTTCGGCCAGTCCTGCGGCATCCTGATCGAGGGCGGCGACGATCCGCTGCACATGATCCAGTTGCTGCACGGCCGCTTCTGGATCGCCCGGGACGGCGAGGGGCGGGCGACGACGCTCTACCGCATGCTGCGCTGGTCGGTGGAGAAGATCGTCCGGCGGTTCGGCCTCGACACGATCTCGTCGTCGATCCGCTCGGCCTACGACGCCGGCCGCTACGACCAGACCTTCGACATCTGGCACGCCATCGAGCCGCGCCGCAATCGCGACAGCGGCAAGATCGACAGGCGCAACAAGCCGTTCCTCTCCAACTACTGGGAGGCCAACGGCAACAGCGGCGACGGCCTGCTGGAAGAAAGCGGCTTCGACAGCAACCCGATCGTCTGCCCGCCGTGGCTCTGCTGCGGCGACGACAATTACGCCCAGTCGCCGGGCATGGATACCATCGGCGACGTCAAGTCGCTGCAGGCGATGGTGCGCGACAAGCTGGAGGTGATCGCCAAATTGGCGCGGCCGCCGTTGCAGGGGCCGACGTCGCTCTCCGGCAACCCGATGTCGCTGCTGCCCGGCGCCATCACCTTCGTCGACGATCCGACCGGCAAGGGATTGCGCCCGGTGATGGAGGCGACGCCCCAGATCGCGCCGCTGACGCAGGACATCCGCGAGACGCGCGAGCGGATCAACGCCGGCTTCTATGCCGACCTGTTCCTGATGCTTTCCAACATGGAGGGCATCCAGCCGCGCAACCAGATGGAGATCGCCGAGCGCAAGGAGGAGAAGCTCCTGGCGCTGGGGCCGGTCTTGGAGAACATCTACAACAACCAGCTGGAGCCCTGCGTCGACCGGGCGTTCGAGATCGGTTTGAAGCGCAACCTGTTCCCGCCGCCGCCACGCGAGATCCAGAACGAGCGGCTGTCGGTGGAGTATATCTCGACGCTGGCCCAGGCGCAGAAGGCGGTGGCGACCGGCGCCGTCGAGCGGCTGGTGTCGTTCGCCGGCCAGTGGGCGGCGATGAAGCCCGACATCCTCGACAAGCTCGACGCCGACCAGTCGATCGACGTCTACGCCGACATGATCGGCGCGCCGGCCGCCATCGTGGTGCCCGACGACAAGGTGCAGGCGGCGCGCGAGGCACGGGCGCAGGCCGAACAGCAGGCGAAGATGGCTGAGATGGCCAGGACGGTGGCGCCGGCGATTTCCGCCGGGGCCGACGCGGTGAAGGCCGGCAAGGACGCGGGCGTCGATCCGGCCGCCGCGCAGGCGCTGATGGCCCAACTGGGGATCGGCCGTTCGTAGTGGGGAGACTGATATCGGCCGGATTGCTCTACCTTCCTGAGGTCCCCGCCTTCGCGGGGATGACAGGAGATTTATATTTAGGAACAAACGGGTAGGTGGCACTCCGTCACCATCAAGCTGTCGGATAGGTGAGCGGCCCGCCGCTATCAAGCTGTCATCGCAGAACGGGACGCAAGGTTGATATCGAGCGCTTGCATGGGATCGGAAGCTCAGCTTTTGCGGCGGTGCGTAGTGTGGAGGTTCAGTGAAAATGTCCGGCTTGGTGGGAGATCGGTGGGCGGTGTGTCGTTTCGGATCGGGCCTGAAGGGCACCTGATAGGAGCGTTGCGTTTCCCCGTCCTGAGGTCCTGCGCCTCTCGCGCAGGATGACAGCTTGATAGTGGCGGGCACCCGCCTATCCGATTGTTCCTAAATATAAATCTCCTGTCATCCCCGCGAAGGCGGGGACCTCGGGCAGAATGGGACGAGCGGCCAATATAGAGCGTTTCCGAGTGGTGTGGACGCGGGCGTGCATGAAGAACATACGTTAAATCAAAACGATAGGTGGCTGATGCTCGATGAATTCGAAGCGCGCGAGGCGCGCGATGCCGAGGCGCGGGCGCGCGCGGCGCAGGAGGAGGCCGATCTCATCGATGCCTTCCGCCTCACGATGGAGACGGCCGAGGGCAAGCGGGTGGTGTTCTGGCTGCTGGGACGCGCCGGGCTCTACGCCAACGCCTTCGATGCCGGCAGCGAGGCCGCGGAGCGCTATCGCCTGGGACGGCAGTCGATCGGCCTGGAGATTTTGCAGAAGCTCGACCTCGTCGATGCGCGGCTCTACCCGCACCTGCTGCTGGAGCGCGGCGAGGAAAAGGAACTGACGCGGGCGGCCCGCGAGGCCGGGGCCCGCACGATGGAAGATGGGGACGACCAATATGCTTGAGCGATGGATGAGGTGGGCTCCGGTGTTCGCACCGGAAGGCGATGGGATGGGCGATGGTGCGGGCTCCGAAGGGGCCGCGCCGGAAAGCCTGATGTTTCCGAGCGACGCCGGCCCGGTCGAGGACGCGGGGCCGGTGCCGGAAAGCGACGCGCCGTCCGAGGCGGAAGCGCCCGATCCCGCCGACGAGGTGCCGGAAGACGGCCGCTACGACTTCGGCCTGCCCGAGGGCATGGCGCTGGACAGCAAGCTGGCCGAGGCGATGTCGCCCGTCCTGAAGGACATCGGCCTGACGCGCGGCCAGGCGCAGGCGCTGGCCGGGGCGCTCGCCGCCCACCGCCAGGCGGAAGCCGGCACGGGTGCCAAGGAATGGGCCGACATCCAGACCGGCTGGGTCAACAGCGCCAGGAAGGACGCCGAGATCGGCGGCGCCCGCTGGGACGCCTCGGTCGCCACCGCGCAGGGGGCGCTCGCCCGCTTCGGCACGCCGGGGCTGCGCGCCTTTCTCACCGAAAGTGGCGGCGGAAACCATCCCGAAGTTATCCGGTTCATGGCGCGCGTCGGCAACGCGATCGCCGAAGACCGGCCGGAGAGCGGCGGGGCAGGGGCACGCCCCCTCGAGGCCGCCCACCTGCTGTTTCCGAGCGACAAGCCCAAGGGGTAAATGACACATGGCCACCGTTGGCACCTACTACCCGAACCTGATCGACGCGCAGAAGCAGAGCGCCGAGGGAACGGTTCTCGAAATCCTGTCGCAGCAGAATCCGGTGCTCGACGACGCGATGGTCACCGTCTGCAACCAGCAGGCCATCCATCGCCACATGATCCGCACCGGCCTGCCGTCCGTCGCCTGGGGCCGCCTCTACAAGGGCGTGCCGCAGTCCAAGGCCACCGTGCAGCAGGTGGACGACACCACCGGCTTCCTTGAAGCGCGCTCGGAGATCGACGTGCGCCTCTTGGCGCTGGCGAAAGACGCCGCCAAGCAGCGGCTGGTCGACAGCGCGCCGTTCCTGGAGGCGATGAACCAGGAGATGGCGACCGGCATCTTCTACCACGACGTCGCGACGACGCCGGAGAAGTTCAAGGGCCTCGCCGCCCGCTACAACGCCTATTACGACGGCCCCAACGCCACCAAGCCGAACATCGCCGCCGGCCAGGTGGTGGATGGCGGCGGCCGCGGCGCCGACAACACCTCGATCTGGTTCGTCACCTGGGGCGACCACGCGACGTCGCTGCTGACGCCCGAGGGCATCCCCACCGGCGTTCAGGTGGCCGACAAGGGCGAGGAGGTGACGCTCGACGCCGCCGGCAACAAGTTCTACGTCAAGTCGACGCTGTTCTCCTGGCACGTCGGCATGTTCGTCAAGGACTGGCGCTACAATGCCCGCATCGCCAACATCGACGTTTCCGACATGCTGGCGGGCTCGGTGGACATCTGGAAGCTGTTGCGCGAGGCCTACTATCGCCTGCAGTCGCGCCGGCTCAACGCCACGTCGAGCCGCATCGCCATCTACATGAACCGCGACGTGCTGGAGGTGCTGGACGCCCAGTCGTCCGACCGGTCGCTGATCACCAACGCCGGCACCGCCAACTACACGGCGCCCGGCCTCCGGCGCGACAGCATCGAGGGCAAGGAGGTGCTGACCTATCGCGGCATCCCGATCCGGGAAACCGACGCTCTCCTCAACACGGAAGCGGCGCTGCCCGCCTACGCCGGCTGATCCCGAAGCGCCCGCCCCGGTGGGCGCTCCCTCCCCCCGCTTTCCGAAGGAACTCGATATGATCCTCGACACGCAGGCGCTGTTCTCGGACGCCCAGGCGATCACCGCGACGGCCGCCTCCACCAACGTCATCGACTTCGGCCCGATCTCGCCGGCCACCAAGAACTTCGACGCCGGCAAGGGCGACGACGTGGCGCTGCTGGTGCAGGTGGTGGAAGACTTCAACAATCTGACCTCGCTGCAGATCGACCTGGAGCTCGACAGCACCACCACCTTCACGCCCGACAAGACGATCCCGCTGGCCACCGCGACGCTGGCCCAGCTCAAGGCCGGCATGCAGATCGCCCGCGACGACCTGCCGCGCGGCATCACGCTGCAGTACGGCCGCCTCAAGTACACGGTGACCGGCACGGCGCCGACCACCGGCAAGATCACCGCCGGCATCGTCGCCGGCGTGCAGTCGAACGGGGTGGCCATCTGATGCGCGTCACCGCCGTCCGCAAGGGCTACTTCGGCGGCAAGATCCGCGACGCCGGGGAGGTGTTCGACCTCCCCGACGCGCTGATGCAGGACGGCGCGAGGCCGTCCTGGGTGGAGCCGGAGGAGGGGGCAACCGCTTCTCCGGCCGGGCCGGACGAGAGCGGCGAGCCCGTCGCCCGCAAGCGCAGCCGCAAGCCGAAGACGCCGAGCGCGCCGGAGCCGCCCGAAGGCAACGGCCTCCTCGAAGCCCTCGGCGGCCCGCCACCCGACTGGCTGCCGGGCGACATCACCGAATGACCGGGCGGGCTTCGGCCCGCCCGAGCCTTATATGAGCCGCCCGCTTCATCCTGCCCGAGGTCCCCGCCTTCGCGGGGATGACAGGTGAATTATATATATGGAACAATGCCATAGCGGCTCGCGTAGGCTTCCATCAAACTGTCATCCCCGCGAAGGCGGGGACCTCGGGCAGGATGAAGCGCAACGCTTCCATAGGGCACTTTTAGCCCCACATCACGACATGATGGTTTCGAAGAGATCCTTCCATTCCGGGTTCATCTCTTCGATCAGCCGGATCTTCCACGCACGCTTCCAGTGCTTCAGCTGTTTTTCGCGCTGGATGGCGTCGGTGATGTCGCCATAATCTTCGTACCAAACCAAACGCGTGCAGTTGTAGCTATCGGTGAAGCCGCGATAAACATGGTTGCGATGCTCCCAGATGCGCCCTTCCAGATCGGACGTGACGCCCGTGTAGAGCACGCCCTGCGGCTTGTTGGTGACGATGTAGAGCCATCCCGGATTCATGCCGCGATCCTCCCGGAAATGCGGGAGATGCGCAACCGTTGGGTTACCGAGCCCTATATCAACCACCCGCCCTACCTGCCCGAGGTCCCCGCCTGCGCGGGGATGACAGTTGAATTATATATAAGAAACAGGGCCGTAGCGGTTCGCGCCGGCTTCCATCAATCTGTCATCCCCGCGCAGGCGGGGACCTCGGGCAGGATGAAGCGAGGAGGCGGTATAGGGCGTCCTTTCCCAACCAGGCGCAAGGAAATGCGCTCTACCTGTACACCGCCCCCCTCTCGTTCTTATCCGGCCTTTCGAGCCAGATGACGCGCCGCGACGGCGAAAACCGGCCGCGTTTAGCTTGTCGCCATTGGTTTTCGCAGCCGAGTTCAGGAGCTACACATGGCACAGTCCATCGCCGAAACCTACATGGGCGCGCGCGGGGCGCTGCCGTTCGAGGATATGGCGCAGTCGGGCGCGGTGAGCGGCGCCATCGCCGCCTCGGGCGACGCGGTGACGCTGGCGCTGGCCGCCTATAACGGCGCCGTGTTCGCCTGGTGGGGCACGTTTGCCGGCGTCGGCCTCGCCTTCGAGGCTTCCTACGAGCCGAATCTCACCACCTGGGTGGCCATCTCCGCCCTGCCGGCGGCCGGCGGCGCGCCGGTGACGAGCCTGTCGAACCAGTCGGCCGCCAACGCCTACGAGGTCTACGCCCCCGGCGCGCTGGCCGTCCGCGTCCGCTCGACGGCGCTGACATCGGGGCCGGTGAACGTCCGCGCCATTCCCGTCGCCATGATGCAGGACGTGGCGCCGGCCGTCGCCGGCGGGGCGATCGATTTCAACGCCGTCTCGTCGTCGAGCAACAAGCTGATCGGCGATGTCGCCGTGTCGCCGCGCGCCACCTCGGCCGGCCTGGCGTCGGTCGCGCGCCTCGTCAGCGCCGCGGCGAGCACCAACGCCGCCACGGTGAAGACCTCGGCCGGCCGGCTCTACAAGGCGCGCGGCTACAACGCGGCGACCTCGGCGCGCTATCTCAAGCTCTACAACAAGGCCTCGGCGCCGACGGTGGGCACCGACGCGCCGGTGGTGACGCTGGCCCTGGCGCCGTCCAAGGAATTCGACCTCGACCTGCTGCCGATCGGCCAGTATTTCTCGACCGGCATCGCCTACGCGCTGACCACCGGCGCCGCCGACGCCGACACCGGCGCGCTGACCGCCGCCGACGTGGTGGGGCTGGCGTTCTGGTACGCGTGA